ATTACCGGACTAGGCCAACAAATCGGTGGTGTTGGAGCAGGTCTTGCGGGGCTTGGTGAAGGCATTGCAGGACTAGGCGAAGGCTTAGGTGCTGGATTAATGGGCCTTGCGTTACAACAACAACAACTACCGGAACAAATAGCAGCGGCTATGCCACGACAACCTGTAAAGTTTGATCCATTCTTAAAAGGACTATCACCTAGAAAAATGCCTAAGCCACTAAAGGTACAAGGAATGCTGGTATGACATATTTAAATCTTATGAACAGTGTACTACGCAGACTTCGTGAAGAAGAAACTACGTCTGTTACAAGTACAACCTACGTTAAGATGGTAGGTGATTTTATTAATGATGCCAAAACATTAGTAGGTCAAGCCGCTGATTGGTCTGCGTTACGTGAAACATTAATTATAACTACTGCGGCTTCAGACAATACTTATTCATTAACAGGCGGTAGTGATAACATTAAAGTAATGTCAATGTTAAACGATACTCATAACTGTTTTATGGAGTATCAAACTAAAGACTGGTTTAACGAAGCACTGTACATTGGAAGCGCTTCAGAAGGAACGCCGCAATATTATACTTATAACGGTTTAGATGCTAACGGTGATACGCAGATCCTTGTAGGACCAACACCAGACGGTGTGTATACCATACGTGTTGATACTGTTAAACGACAGGTAGATTTGTCTGCTGATGCTGATACATTGTTAATACCTTCACAGCCAGTAATACATTTAGCTGTTGCTTTGTTAGCTCGTGAACGTGGTGAAACAGGTGGTACTTCTACTGCTGAGTACTTTACTATTGCTAACCAGTACTTGTCAGACGCTATTGCTATTGACGCGGCAAAGCATCCTGAAGAGATGGTATTTAGGACTATCTAATATGGCTCAAGAACTTCAAAGCATTAATCTTGTAGCTCCGGCGTTTAAAGGAATCAACACTGAAGATTCTCCGCTTGCTCAAGATCCGTCGTTTGCAGAGATTGCAGACAATGCCGTGATTGACAAACGTGGTCGTATTGCTGCACGTAAGGGCCACACTGTTATAACAACAAATAACACTGTGCTTGGTACTGATTCATTACGTGCTATTAAAGACTATAGAGACAATGCAGGAAACACTAAGTTATTTTCTGTAGGTAACAACAAGATTATCAGCGGTACAACTACACTGGTTGATGAGACTCCTGCTAGTTATACAATTAATGCTAATGATTGGAAGATTGTTAACTTTAACGATCACTTGTTTTTCTTTCAACGTGGTTTTGAACCTCTTGTATATTCTCAGCACACAGGCGCTGTAGAGAAAATGTCTGTACATGCACACTCTAGTGGTGTTGCTAGTACTATGTATGGTCATGAAGTGTTAGCTGCTTATGGGCGTTTATGGACAGCAGACTTTAGTACTGACAAATCTACTATATACTGGTCTGACTTATTAGACGGTGTTGCTTGGTCAGGTGGATCTAGTGGTAACATAGACATATCTAAAGTATGGCCTGATGGTTACGATGAAATTGTATCGTTAGCTGCACACAATGATTTATTAATTATATTTGGTAAACATAGTATTGTTGTTTATGCCGGTGCTACGTCTCCTGCTTCTATGACCTTGTCAGACACAATTGCAGGTATTGGTTGTGTTAATAGAGACACGGTGCAGTATACAGGTACAGATGTATTATTCCTAGCGCATACAGGACTTAAAAGCTTTGGCAGAACAATACAAGAAAAGTCAATGCCTATTAGTAGTTTGTCAGGCAATATTACTAAAGATCTTATTGCTGCGTTACAGAATGAGACTGAGTTTTTTAGATCTGTTTACAGCCCCGAAGAAGGTTTTTACTTACTGACGTTCACTGGTCAAGACATGACGTATTGTTTTGATGTAAGAGGCACGTTAGAGAATGGGTCTTATCGTGTTACTCGTTGGCCTTCTACTGGTTTTACATCGTTTACAACACTTACCGATGGAACATTATACATAGGAACCAGTAACGGTATTAGTACTCATACAGGTTATACCGATAACAATGTTAGTTACAGGTTTAAGTATTACAGTCCTAGTCTGACATTCGGTGATAGCTCAAGAATTAAGATTTTAAAGAAGCTTAAGCCTACATTAGTAGGTGCTAACAATGCAACAGTATTTATGAAGTGGTCGTATGACTTTGATACAACATACGCTACAGCAGAGTTTACAGTAGGTACTCAGATAACTGGGTTCTACGGTGAAAGTGAGTATACAACAGTAGAGTTTACAGGTGGACAGTTAACAAACCAACGTAGTCTCAACACAACAGGATATGGAACTAGTGTGCAGGTAGGTCTTGAATCAGAAATTAATGGCTCATCTTTATCGCTACAGGAAATTAACGTAATGGCTTTGATAGGTAAATTACTATGATAATGAATATACCCGGATACACTGGAACTAGTGGTGGTTTGTCAAGTGGCGGCTTAAACCTTCCCGGTTACACTGGGCAAAGTGGTGGACTTTCTGGAGGAGGGCTTAACATACCTACTATGGGTAACGCTAATATATCTCCTCAACTTGCCGCTGCAACTCCCGGTAGCTCAGGTGGCTTTGGTCAATTCCTTACCGGTGCTGGTAATGTTCTTGGTGACATCTTTGGAGGAGTACAACAGATAGGCTCTGCTATCTCACCGGCTATACCAGCAATAGCTGGGTCTTTGCTGACTAAAGAAGCATACGATAGACTTAGCAACGTAGGTGACACAGCTTACCAACGCTCTATGGATCTTGCAGAAAGGGGTCAACAAGAGTCACAGTTCAGACCGTTTACTGTAACTACTCCTACAGGGTCTGCGTTTACTGCACGTATGGGTGGTCAACCACAGCCTCCTATGATGACTGGTGGGCCTGTAGCGCCTCCTTTCACACCCGTCCTTAGATCAGGGGTAATGCCCGGCACTGTAATGGACGCTGGCGGTGCATTTGGAAGTGGACAAGGTCGTCCCTCTGCAATGCCAAATGGCGGTCGTGCACTTTCTATACCATTGCCCCCAACATCTCTTCCTCCGCAATTCACGCCTGTTCTTAATCAGGTGCCAATGACCGGTACTGTAATGGACGGCGGCGGTGCATTTGGAAGTGGACAAGGTCGTCCTGCTGGCATGCCCCGCTTTGCTGGTAGCCCTGACAGTCAACCTGCGGCAGATGCTATGGCAAGGCAATATCAACAGCCAACGCCTCAACCTCAAGATGGTCTTGAGATAGGGATGTCTTTGTCGCCTGAAGAGCAATCTATGTACGAAGGGTTGTTTGGTGGTGCAGGGCGGTTCTTTGGTCAGGCTCAACAGCCCACAGCAGGACGTGAGCAAGAAATCTTTAACCGTATGAGAGCGGCACAGATGCCTGAAGAACAACGTCAGCGTCTTGCGTTAGAAGAGCGTTTAGCGGCTCAAGGTAGACTAGGAACATCTTCTGCGGCATTCGGTGGTGCTACTCCTGAAATGTTAGCTATGGCTACAGCACAGGAAGAAGGACGTAACAGAGCTATGCTAGGAGCTATGCAACAGGCTCAAGCAGAACAAATGCAACAAGCATCATTAGGTCAACAGTTCCTTGGTTCTAGTTATCTGCCACAACAACAGTTACTGGCTGCTTTACAGCCCGGACTTACACAGCAACAGATGGCACAACAGGCTCAACAGTTTGGTACAGGACTCTTTGGTGAGACTGCTCTGTCTGGTATTGAGGCTCAACTGTTAGCGGAGCAAGCACGTGCTAACCTGCTAGGTGGCGTAGGCTCTAACATTCTTGCTGGTATGTTTACACCACAAACTAACAAGGTTACTGGTGCTACTACTCCTGCTGCTGGTATTGGAGACTTAGGTGGTTTGTTTGGAGGAGTCTCTGAAGGACTAGGAACAATCATTCGCGGTATTGGCGGTATATTTGACTAACGAGGTTAATCATGGCTAAGTTTTCACAAACATTTTTACAAGGTCTGTTACAGCCTTCTTATCAAGAGAGTTTGTTCACTGCTGCACGTCAAGCAGCGGAGCTTCCGGGAAAAATGCAAGAGCAAAAAAACCAAGGCTCTATACAATCTAGTTTGTTTCAGCTAGAGCAAAAAGCAATGGCAGGAACGCTTACTCCAGAAGAGTATCAAAAAGCAGTAGGTTCTTTTAGTAAAATTACGCAGACAAACCCCGCTCTTGCTGGAGAGATTAGATCTTCTTTGTCTAGAGTAGGCGCTGCTATGGGTGCAAATAAAAAAGCAACCGATAAAAATAAAGTTCGGTCAGAAGTAGCTAATCTTCGTCAAGCTGCGTTAGCTGTACAATCTAATAAGCAATTAGATCCTGAGCAAAAACGACAAACTTTATCTAAGATGAAAACAGAGTTTAACAGGATCAAAGAAGCTAATCCTACCATAGATCTTTCTTCTTTTGAAGGTATGTTTGAAGATGTTGTTATAGAAGCGGCTCAACTTGATAGAATTAATAAAGAAGCAGCAGACTCAGAAGCTCGTGATCGACTTTCAAATCAACTTTTTCAAATTAAAGATTTTAAAACCCTTGAAACAGTAACAGATAGTTTATTAAAGGCTAATCCAGAACAAGCTGAAGCTATTAAAAAGTATTCTCAAATACAGCAGACAAGTATTGAAAATAAGATAAAAAGACAGCAAGCGCGTGTAGAAAGAGAATACGATATTACAGTAGATGTAGATAAAATAAGCGAGCAAGCAACAGATTTACCTGAACAAGTTCGAGCATTAGTTGAGGCTAAATTAGCTTCTGCTAAAAAAGAACAAGAACAGTATAGACAAGGCGATGTTTGGACCAATGCAGTAGCTAGGAGACGAGCAGAATCGCTTATTGAAGATGCTGTTAGTCAAATTGAAAGATTTACTATGGCTGAGGCTGGAAGAACACTAACTCAAATAGCTTCGATTGAAAGCGATCTTGCTGATTTATCTTCACAAGGTGAGCCTACCGCGAAACCTCTTAATATCATGAGAGTAGCAGAGGGTCTTGCTTTACAAAAGCACGGTAAAGATTACTCAGACTTACCTCAAAACAAGCAAAGATCTATATACCAAGAAGCAGTTCAGTTTGAATCAGAAAAAGTTAAAAGTGCTTATAAACGAGAAATGACTGTAAAGAAAAGACAACTAGCTGCTTTACGTGGTGAGAAAGTACCAGAAGAAACTGTAGAAGAAGCTCCTAAGTTTTTAGAGCCTGTATCTAAAGAAGCTGTAGAAGCGGCTAGAGCTAACGGGCAAAACGATGCTCAAATTAGACGTACTTTCCAAAAGATGGGTGTTAGTAACGCTAAAATTATTGAGTTACTTTTTGATTGAGGTAAATCATGGCTAAAGAATGGTACGAATATAGTGGTGATGAGTCTATTTCTGATTCTGCATACGTTCCTTGGTATGAGCGTGAGGCAGTAGACGAAGAGGATGATGATTACAGTGCTGTTAGATCCGGTGCTGTAGGCTTTGTAGAGTCTGCTATAGGTGTGGGTGATGAGTTAGACGCTACTATACGTTTACTTGTAGGAGAAGCAGAAAACTGGGAAGAAGCTATTGGTCAATCTAGATCAGAGCTATCTGCGTTTGAAGAAGAAAACCCTTTAATGTCTGGTGCTATTACTGGCGCTGGTTTGATTGGGTCTTTGTTCATACCCGGAGCGGGTCTTGCAAAGATCAGCCAAGGTGCTAGTAAAGCTGCACGGACTGCTCAGGCTGCTGGTCTAGGTGCTGCTGAAGGTGCTGCATACGGTTTTTTAAGTGGTGAAGGCGAAGAGCGTTTAACCGGTGCTGCTATTGGTGCTGGTGCAGGTGGCGCTTTAGGCGGCGTTGCTGGACGTTTTTTAACCAAAGGCGCAGACGAAATAACAGAAGAACCTTTACGTAGGGTTGTTGAAAAGGAAGATGCTCCAGTAGACATAGGCGGTGCTGAAGGTTTTGTTAATCGTGGACGTGCTGCTTCTGGTACAGGTGATTTAGACACTAACACTCATACACGAAAGTCTACATCAGTAGTTGATGACGATGTTGATATTCCTGAAAGCATCCATGACGATCCTAAAAAAGGCAGTAGACTAGCAGGTTCTTTACTGTTAGGTGAAAAAGAGTGGATTGAAGAGAACGTAGGTGTCAGAGCTGCACGGCTTGTGGAAGATTCTGAGACAATGGTTCGATCAGAGTTACATGATATTGATGTAATATTTGAAGACGATTTTTCGTTTATGAACAAACTGTTTGAGGATGATTCAAACTTTAAAGGTTTGTTTTTACGTATGAACAAAACTATTGATGAGCCTAACAGAACTACGTTTGAATTTGCGAAGCGTTATGCAAAAACAGATGAACAACAAAGGGCTGTAGATCTTTTAGAACTAGAGTCAAAGGTTTTAAGAGAGTTAGACTTTGTTCCTTACAAAGACTTTGATGATTACTTCCCCACGATAAACATTACAGGTAAGTCTGGAGCAACAAAAGCATCTGATTATGATAGTCCAGTTCAAGCTTTGAAGAACATGGCTAAAGATATTTCAGCAGCTCGTGTTGTTGCTAGTCGTTTTAATTTAGATATGTCTAAGTACGAAGACGAAGCTAGAAAGCTAATTGTTCTTAATGATAAGCCGATGTCTCGTTTAGAGTTTGTTATTAAGAAGGTCAGAGACGAAGCACGTCAACAGGCAGCAAGACAAGGTAACGTGTCTGATCCGTCTGCTGTTGCTGACAACTTGAGAGACGGTTTACGTAGCGTACTTATAGCATCTAAGGTAGGTGGTGATGCAGTAGGCGCCACTGCTAGACGAGGAATATCTGCTGCTTTATTAGCCAACCCCGGTAACGCTATTCTTAACTTTGTCGAGGGTTTTAACTCTCCTGTTTATCAAAACGGTATAAAGGCTTGGTTACAAACAGTCCCTAAAGCTGTACTCGCTACGTTTAACAGAGAGTTTGGCGCATTAGAAGGTAGGAAGTGGTTGTCAAATAGGCAATTAGGTTTAGATAACTACATGGGTGAAGTACAGAACGCCGCTAAAAAAACATACCAAGAAGGTGTAGAAACTGCAAGATATGCCGCTCTTCCTAAAGCTGTTGTAAATGTTGTAGATAAGGTAGGAGAGGCTGCTTATACGTTGTCCGGTGTTCGTGATGTTAACAGAATGAGTCAAGAAATTTTAACTAACTCTTCTATTAAGCGTGGTATGAACCTATCCAAAAAGGGTGATGAAAAGTCTTTACAGAAACTTAGAGAGCATCCCGGTATGCGCGGCTTATCAGACTCTGAGTTTAACAAAACTGTTGAGGCTCTGAAGGAAGGTAAAGTATCTAATCCTTGGGTAGTTAACTTTGCCGGTGCTTCGTTAAACAAGTGGCAGCCTGTTAGCTCAAGTGCGATGCCTAGATCATATAACGAAAACCCAAACTTTCGTATCATGTATAGCATGTTGTCTTATATGAATAGGCAGATGAATAACCTACGTACAGAAGTTGGTTTAAATATCCTTAAGGTTCAAGACAAAGGTTTAAATACCAAAGAAGGCGTAGAGGCTGCTAAGTCGGCAATGCTTCACAGTGCTAAGTACACTGCTCTGTTTGGTGTGGTTGCCGGTATCTGGGATGATGCTCGTAAAACTCTCGATTTTACTAACGATAAATATATTGAGGATGTGTTTACTCCTGAAGGTGTAGCTAGTGCGACATTTAATCAGCTTTCTTCTAACATCTCCAGCGGTTCATATAACATGAGAGCAGAAGAGTATGGTGGCTCACCTTTTGGGATTGTGCCTGCACCGTTTACAGCTGTTGGTAAGTTTTTAGGAGGGCTTTCTGATTTAGCTACTGAGCAAGATCCTGAAGGCTTGCTTAAAGCGGCTCAAACTTACACGCCCGGTGTAGCAACAATAGACCGTATAGTGAGAATGACCCCTGTTATCCAAGACCAGCTAGGCAGGGGCCGTTTATTTACTGACTAAATCTCGCAGTTGTTACCAGTACAGGCTAACGTCTGTGATCCTTCAGTCATGTCAGAGTTTTCAGAGATGTTCCACTCAATCGTCTCTGGAAACTCTTCCTTCAGCTTCTCATAAGTCTCTAAGTCAATAGGCTCATAAGGTGCTTGCTGATAGGTATGCTCTGAGTATGGCAAGAACGACACACCGCTGATCTTATCAAACTTGTTATACAACCACTGACCCACTTCAAGAAACTCATCGTCTCTATAATAACAAGTCATTGACGGTTTGTGTTCACACCAATAGTCCTGATAAATCTCCCACAGTTCTAACTGCTCCATAGCACCCATCTCAGAGGCTACTACAGCCCCGTCAGGAGACTTTATAGGGAAGGAGAATACCTTGGTACTGGGTGACATTACATCGTCTTCTACGGGGATTCCAGCCTCTTCAAGGACGGTGCAGAGGGGGTCTCTTGCGTCCGCTCTGACTCGTCTAATATATTGATCTGAGTATCTAGGGTGGATGCCGCTAGCAGAATCAACCAGCTGGCTAACAGTGCCGGAAGGCTTAACAGCAGTAATGGCAGTGCTAACATTGATACCAAGACGATTAGCCCAAACTGCGTTAGTCTGAATAGACTCCTCTTTAAGTTCCGTAAGCCACGTTTTGAGAACACCTTTATCTCTCCTTCCTGATAGGGTTGGATGATCCATGATACCTGTTAGGCTAACACCCAGTAGTGCTTCCTCTTCAGTGTTCTTCTGCCATACCTTACGTAGGTAACGGAAGTCTGTCAAGGTAGCTTGTAAAGTTCCAAGGATAGCCGCAGTACGTACTTTTCGTTTAAGGTCTGAGAGCGTATCTGTTGACCTGACAACAACTTCTGATAGATTGCAGAATTGGTTAGGCCGTAAGATGATTTCGCTACATGGATTAGTTCCAAAATCATAGGAAGCATCTCGTCGCTCGTTCTTTGCAGCTTGC